TTATTAATATTTTCAAGCATAAAAAAACCTCCGTAAACGCGGAGGTCTTTGGGTTGTTCCGATTGTAGAGACCGCACGAGAGGTCTCAATCGTATTTATTAACTTGCGACTTCGCTGAATGATACTCCAGATCTTGTTGCAACGAATGTTAATGTGATGTAGTTAATTGTGCGTGTTGGTTTCACGAATACTTCTGCGAAGAATTCTCCACGATCAACTGCCTCAGGAGGGTTGTTGGATGCATCACACTTAACTAAGAAGTCTGTAACTCCACGACGACCTTGAACATCTCTCATGTATGGTTCAACAATGTTGAGGAAGAGAGATCTTTGTGCATCATCGTTTTGCTCAAAGAGTTGTGCTTTAGCAGCACCAGAGATAACTCTTTCGATTGTTAGGAATAAACGACGGACGTTAATTCTATCAAATGCACTTGCAAATCCAAGAGCAGTCTTGTCACCGAATAATACTACACCTTGACCAGGGAAGGAAACAACAGGGTTGATTCTATTTCCGTATAGACGATCTCTTTGTGTCTTAGTTGGTGTGTATGCTAGTTTGATTGCATTTCTTAGAACACCGCGTTGGAAACCAGCAGGTGAGAACCATGGTTCTGAAACTTCTGATGACTGTAAACATAAACCTGCAACGTCTGCGTTACATGGAACGTATCTGTATACATCGTTATACTTATCGTAGATGTACTTGTATCCAGAATCAAATACCATGTAAGAAGAACTTGGTAGTTGCTCAAAGAAGTTAACAATGTTTTCTGTTGCTGTAGCAGTATTAGAAACACCAATTACGTTTGCACGACGAGGTGAAACAAATACCATACAATCTCTTCTCTCTTCAGCAATGTTAACAAGAGAAGTTACTTTAGCGATTGCAGCAGCATCATCAGCACCAGCAGGACCAGTGATAATGAAATCAAGAGTTTGTGACTCAGGATCTTGTGCTAACTCATATGCTGTAGCAAGAGATGAATTAGTGATTGAGTAATCAGTTCCAGATGTTGCATAATCAACTCCACCAGTTAATCTGTAGTAGAATGTAGAGTTATTCTTAGATGCAACAGTTGTTCTGCCTGCAGGATAATCAGTAGAACCAGTAGATGAACGAAGTAAGTTAAACTGTCTAGAAGCAGCAGTTTGACCCCAGTTACCATCTGAAGCAGAAGCAGTAGCATTGAATACTCCTGTTTCATGCTTACCCCAGAAGATATACTCAGACTTCTGTTTGATTACTTCTTTGTAGTAATTTGTTTCTCCTACAGAAGTTTTAGCGTCAGATGCTTTAGATAAACCAACGAAACGCTCAAGAAGTGCACCAGTTGTACCAGTGATCTTTCCGTCAATATCGACAACTAAAACATGAACTTCATCTCTGAATCCACCAGCGTTACTGGCATATAAAGAAGTTTCTGGACGAGCAGCAACATTGATCCACTTAGAACCAGGTAGATACTCACGCTCTGCATAGTCAACACGAACTGAACTAACTGCAACAGCGTTAGAGTTTGTATCTTGTAGACTATCAGCAGGTGCAAAGTCAATACTTGACTTATTCTTAGCAATATATAAACGTCTTTCAATTCCTACATTGACTGCAGCAGTATTTGTTCCTTGTGTAACTACTTGATCATCAGCAATGATACCAGTAACACCTGCACTAGGAATACCGATTTCTAATTTTTTATTAGCAGGATCCCAAGCAAGGACATCGATAGTTTCATTAGATCCACCGATAGCGATTGTAGTAGAAGTACCAGGAGTAAAGTCACCAACAATAGTATCAACTGTTAGAACTACACTATACTTAAATACTTTACCAGCAGCACCAGAAGAAGCGGAAAGTGCTTCATCAGCAACGAAGTTCCACTCGTTACCAGAACCAGGAGCAGGTAGAATAGCGATTTGATCAGCACCAGAGTCAGTTACAAAGATACCGATTGAGTTACCTTTTGTGCCTGCTGTTCTAGCAGCATAGAACCATGCGTTAGTAGCATCTTCATATGTTTGTTCGTAGTTATCAAGATTCTTGATCTTTACTGCAGTTCCGTTAGATACACCGTTTTTTAAAGTTGTAGAGTCAACGCGAACGGTTTTTAGAACGCCACCATATGAAAGAAACTGGGATGCAGCATACCAGTATTCATAGTTGTAGTCATTTGGTTTACCAAATTGATCAACTAATTCCCTCTCAGAACCAATCTCAATGATTTGTTCAACGGGACCTAGTTCAAAAGGTGCTGCCATCAGACCGACATTGGCGGTTGATGCAGTTGTGATAGTTGTAAGATCTCTCTCTTGTACAACTACACCTGGCGATAATTGATTGGCTGCCATGTTTAAAATTCTCCTAGTGTCGGCTCAGCAATGTTTGTCTAAGATTATTTATATTTTTGAAACGTCACCTAAACTCCCACATGTAGGATTTATCCCCATATTCCGCGACTTTCCAAAGATCTCCTTGAGCATCTGCAACATATTCATCATCCATTCCGTCATCTATAAATCCGAATGGTGACATGTCTTGTTCTATAGATTCTCTTTGATCATCATATATGCGTTGTCTTACATCATTGTCATGCATCTCTTTAAAATATTGTTGCATTGCCATCCAAGCAAATATAACAAGACACATAGCAAGGTCATCATTACAACCCTCTTCTGCTGCAAATGATTGACCTTTTTGAATGAAAGTAGTTAGTTCTGCAATAGTGTCATAGTCAGGAATTATAAGTTTATCTTCTTCTAGTAATGCTTTTAAATTTGAACATCCAATTTGTTTTACAGCAGTGGACATTTTTACACCAAGTTGAGTTTTCTTACCTGAGAATCCCTGACCTAATTGTTGACCTGCTCTACCACGCATAGCTACCATTAATAAGTTTTCATACTCTAAATCAAACTGAATAATATCCGCAACTTGACCACCAATATCATTTACTTCACATATAACATATGCGTTATTATAATTTTTTGCTACCTCAATTATTATATTTGGAAGAACGATTGGTTTTATTTCATTATTTCTATAACGTGCTACCATTTTATATGGTAATGTTGTTGTGTCAAATACCACGAATGCGGAATAATCATTTCCAATACCTCGTGCTACATCAACACTAATAATATAATTATGATCATCTTGTCTATTTTCAAATACTGCTAAACCTCTTTTTTGCATAATAGGTTCATCATATGGCATAGTTCTTAATTTACTAGGACTTATCAAAGTATCTACAGATCCTAAAAATTCACATTCAAACTCAACTCTAAACTGTTGTTCTGATGTGTTTTTAATAGTTTGTTCTTTCCATACCTCATCACGACCTGGTACTTCAGACCAGTGAACTTCTGTAGGAATATATTCATTCGTTCCACGCTCTGCATCATGCCAGAGTTTGTAGAACATATTCATTCCGTGAGGAGTAGATATGATAATAACTTTTGTAGATTTACCTGAGGAAATAGTTGGATAGACAGAACTAAAAAACTGATCAGCGATATGATTTGG